TCCTCAAAGGGAACTTGCAGGTCGCTCAGAATTACGATTCGCTTCATTAGTCCTCGTCATCGTCATCGTAGGGTATGTTGTCGATTCGATTGGGAAGGTTAGGGATAATCCAATCAGGGAAGGTCTCACGATCTGATAGCAACCAGAAGGCATGGGTCTCTGTGAACCCTGCCCTGCGTAAAGATTTGTAATACTCGTTCAACGCTATTGCATAAGCATCTAAGGCGCTGTAAGTATCTAAATCTATGACTGGTCGTTTCCTTGCCATAGGATAAGTGTTACTTACCTAATAGTTCGATGATTGTATCGACACGCGCCTCTAGTCGATTAACCTGATCCTTAATGCTTGAGCCGCCGTTGGGCTTTAGTTCTGCCAAGTAATGCTTGACTAAGAACTGTAGATAAGCTGCTGTTCCACCGAGGACAGTAACGATTCCTACGGCTACAGCCGCAATATCTGCCGCGCTCATTACTTCTTAGGCGTTGCGTAACCGAATACGCCTGCAACTAGAGAGCCGAGGATTGAGCGATAGTCCAAAGCGAAGTTTGAGGTTGTACCCCATACTGCTAGGAACGCTCCAAGAGAGACTATTGCTGGGTGCTTCATGTTCATGCTGTGCCGCCTATCATAGGGATATTAAAGAACGAACCGTCTGTATCGCCCTTTGTAGTGAAAGAGATATGGCAATGATGGTCATGCGGATTGATTCCGCGATACTTGCGCCAGCGCCAGCCCATGCGAGGGGAAGCAATCTTTCCTGCGAATATGATGTAAGCCACTCTTGAGTCAGACTTTGCCGCGTGTCGAATCTGATCCGCAAGGTCAGGCATGAGGTCAGGCTTTTTCTTTCCAGATAAATCCCTGTCAATATCAATGGCTCTGACGATACCCTTTGCATCAGGCACGTGATCAGAAGTACGTGCTTGGTGACGAGTATCGCCAATCCAGCCGTCTGAGGCTCGATCTCTTTCTGGATAAGAATCATCTATCTGAAGCCTAAGTTGCTGTCCGGCTTTGCATAACCTAGGGTTCATGCCAGCAGAGTTTTTACTTCGTCAGATGTAAGTCCTAGCTTGTCAAGAATTGCTTGCTTGGCGGCTTGACGGCTTGCCAATTTTGCCTCATAAGCTGCTTTTGCTTGTTCCCATGACGCAATAATTTCCTGCTCAGTTGGCTTAGGGTCTTTGCTTAACCATAGAAGAGATGAGTAATCATTGCCGTTAAGGGACCATTCAGCTAAAGGGTTCAAGAATACTAAGCATTTTGCATAGTCAAGTTCCATTGTCATTATGCTCCAATCTCCATTACTGTAATTGTGCAAGCTGTGCGTGGTCGATCTGTACCATCTTGCTCAGTTCTGTTTACGCAGATGATGTCACCACTTGCACCACCTTGACGGGCTATTTGAATCTTATAAGTTGTTGCAGAAGTAGTTGCTGGCGAATCAAGATAGTTACCGGACTGACCGTTAATATCATTATAAAAGTTTTGAGTTTCTTTTGCGATAGTTGCTAATGGTCGGCTTCCTGATGTGTCACCCAATTTAATGTCTGTTGAGTTGCGGACTAAACGACCATAACCGCCGTGAGTGTTTGGATCAGAGTTAATGTTGATGTCATAAAAAACCATAATTTTTGAGCTTGAAGAACTTGGAGTAATCGTTACGCTATAGCCAGTCACATCTACATAACTTGAAGAGCTTGTTGTAAATGTGTCTGTTTTAGTTGTTGAAACAACCTGCAAAACCTTGCCGCCGCCTGCTGGAGCAGCCCATTTAAGACCAGTTGCAGCTGTTGAATCGGCTGTGAGCACCTGCCCGTTGCTGCCAACGCCAAGGCGAGCATCTGTGGTTGAATAAGTATATAAATCGCCTTTAGTTGTCAATGGGCTAGATCCGCCTACGGCAACCCAAGCCGAACCTGAATAATACTGAACAGCATTAGTATCCTTAAGATAAGAAACCATGCCTTCTTGAGGACTGGTTATCGCTGCCGTACGAGCTGCGGCATCAGCAAAGACCATAACGGTCTGAGAGGCTAAATAGCCATTAGCCGCTGCCGCTGTGAGAATATCCCCAGTTGCAAACTCAATGTAACCTAATCCTGCTGCCATTTATATCTCCTAATAAGTCAATGCACTCACGCCAATTATACCGCGTTCTGTGCTTCCTATAATGAATCCATCGGTTATGGGTTCGAGTGTTGTAACTGTAACGCTCATGCTGTTAGGGCTGATATTCCACGATAGACCTTGACATTGCAAAGTCTTAACGATGGTTGAGCCGTCTGGCTGGATATTGCTGATTCTTAGATTATCAAAGTAATCCAAGCCAATAATTGTGTCTGTTGGAACTGCTGGGTCTAGTAGATCGATAAGCATTTGGTCGATGCGGATAGTTGTCTCAGCTCTAGTGGCTACATAAGTTGCAGCAATATTGAGGGCATTAGCATCAGTATCAATAACCAAATCCTGCGCGCTGTACTGGTGAGGGAAATATCTAGAGATAGAAGCCGCGTTCTGTGCAAACTGAGCTGTGCCACCATATCGGGTCATTTGAGCCTGATTGATGATGAGTTTGTCGTCAAAGGCAAATACGAGGTTACGGTAAGGGATACCGCCAGTCTGGTTAAATTCAATAGGAGTTCCAGAGATAGATGATGCAACTGAGTTTCTATCCTTAAATACGGCTGTGCCTGATCCGTTAATAAAGAACGCGCCCTGCTCTGAGAATTCTGCGTTCTTAATTGCTGCAAGGCTTGTGCGTAGGGTTGCAGGGTCGGCAATACATTGTGACTGCCCCGCAGCCAAAGTGCGCATATTGGAAGGAAAGCCAACCTGATTTAGAATCTTGCCTATTCGTGTTCCGGTTGTCTGTCCTGCTCCGGAGTCCGCAACAGTTGCAACCTGAGCTAAGTTAAACAAGCGAAAAGCATCAGCTACATAGATATCGACATAACCCATCTGCTCTGCTTGGTCATAGGTATAGCGGTACTCGGTTGTATAACCTGAGAATAAGAATTCTTGGGTTGTCGCTGTGGTGGCAGCAATACGCACCTTGCGTAGAGGCACGAGATAGCCGTAGTAAGGGCTAGAAGTATTTTGAGGATTAAAGTAAGAATCTGGGTCAATAATCCTTACAACAGCTGTTCCAGCAATATATTGATCAGCTTGGATATCTCTGCCACGATTGATAGTGATATTGCGAACTTGAGGGGTTAAATCAACAATTGGAATTGGAACTGTGGAATCTCCCAGAGTTCCAGTACCTATAAGTCCATATTTAGCATCGCCAATAGTAAATGGAAATCCGAACTGAGCTCCGGAGCTAAAATCGAAACTTACGGTTATTTCAGCAGGTAAAGCCATCAGAGACCAAAATTCCCTGAAGTTCTATTTATCGATGATCCAATGCCAGACATTGAGGAATCTTGAAGTGCTGTCGCTACTGCCTTGCCATCAATCTGCACAACAATAGGAGCTTGTCCGAATGGTGTACCGATGTAGCCTGAGCCATTGCCACCGGCTTGACCAAATGGAGTACCTAAGGCTCTTGCTGCTGCGCTGCCAGCTTGTCCGAATGGTGTACCGATATAAGGCGCTGCAACATTGGCTGCTGGTGCTGAAGGAGTAGGTATGGGTGCTACAACTACTGATGTGCTTCCAATGCTTGCTACTTGGCGAGCCTTAGACATAAGCATGTCGAGATACGCTTCCCATGAAGCAAAGGGATTCTTAGCATCTGGAAGGCTTGCAAGCTCATTGGCAATCGCAATACTTAGACCCTGAGCTCTTGCAAGTTCATAGGTTAGTTTCTGGGCTTCTAAGGTATTGCCTATCAGCAATGCAAACTGAAGTTCTACCCGCTTACGATCCTCGTCAGATAACTTACCCTTAAGGGCAGCTATGAGTTGAACCTGTTCTAAGTCAAAGATTGAGCCAGCCTTCTTAAGTGCTGCTTGCTTCTTCTGCTCTGCTGTAAGTGCCTTTTGTGCCTTGACCTGTGCATCAGTAAGTTTCTTCAAATCTGCTTGGCGTTTTTTCTCTACTAGATCAGCCCCATAGCCAGCATTACCGCTACCGCCCATAAACCTACGACCTGCTCTTGGTCGCGGTTGTGCTTCATTGCCCAATCTAGCCAATTGACCAAGCAAGCTATATTCAAAATTGGCTGATAGCAATTTACTTAGAATTCCGCCTGTGGACTTCTTATCTAAATCAGTTAATTTGCCAGCCAACACTCCAACGCCGCGAACGGCATCTGCGGTGTAATTTGATAAATCAGACATTGCGGTTGCAACATCTTGAACATCGCCTTCT